GCCGTCGTTGACATCACGGGCCAGTATTCCAGAGGCCCGGTACTCGCCACGCGTCCGGCGATGACCCAGCCGGTGAGCCGCAATTCCGACAACGCCTGCCGCGTGGTCGACAGGTTCGTTATCTGCGCCGCCGTCGCAATGGCTTCGAACGACAACTGGGCACGACCGCCGCCGCTCCGGAAACGCACGGCCAGAGCCTGCGCGACTTGGAGCGCACGGCGGTTCAAACGGGCATCGTTGCGCAAGGCAGATTCCCAAACGGCGAGATCGATGGACACTGGTGCTCCTTCGGCGACTCAGGTTGAACGATGTTGCGCAAAGGTGCCGCGTCATCGCCGCGGAGGCAAACGGGAAACGGCCACCTCGCAGCAGCGAGGCGACGATCTGCGCCAGCTGCCGCTCTCAATGCGCGAGGCCAACCTTGAACGGCTCCTGGCCCGCAGGCCTGTCGGGCCGGAAGGTCCAAGCATTGGGTGAAGATGAAGAACCGGCAGCGCGCCTCGCGCCCGCTAGGCTGTGCGGCTTACTCTTTGGACTTCGCTGCTTCCCTAGCTAAGCGCTCAGCCTTCAAGCGTTGGTAATTTTGCCAGAAAGCTTCCTGCGCTTCTTCGTAGTCCGTTGCTGGCTTCCGCTTGGCGGCGTGCTGAAATGTCTTTGCCGTCTCTCGGTGAGCGGCGTCTCTACTTGTTCTATCGCTCATAGATCACTCCAATTTTCAGTGACCCGTAACAAGAAAAGACGATAGCTCAGGCAGGGTGTGCCGCAAGGAAACCCGCGGGTTAAGTTTAATGTCAGCGATTTTGTTCAGATCATTGCGAAGGCTAATCTTGCCTAGTCGTGCCAATCCTCTCCGATCACGTGGCAGTAGCTTCCCTCCTTACTCCGGTTCCACGATTAACCTATGTGAACAATTTTTCGGCGGCGGTGTTATTCGTTCTTTCCGTGCGGACGGAGGCTCCGTATGCGAAACCAAATTGATATCGACGCAGCGTTCAGCCGCGCAATCATCCGAGAGATCGGTGAAAGATTGCGAGCATCTCTCAGGGAAGACCAATTACCTGCGAGCCTTAAAGCTCAGCTCAACCGGCTAAATCAATCGGACGACCATTCTACGCCGGTACCCGAGCTGGAGAGTGAGAAGATTGGGGAAACAACACCAGCGCGAAGGAGCTTGATTTCTCCCATGCGGTGGACCACCCGGTGGCGCGCCCGCCTCAGGAGGCGCTAACAGAAACGACCCCCCGTCGCTTCCATACCAACCCTTTTCGAGACGGCAACCTGTGGTGCCGCCTCGGACGGCAGTGCTTACGCTGTTGCCCGATACCGACGCTGCCTGAAAAGCCTTACTCGCTCCGTGTGCAATCTTCAGCTTGGCAACATCATTCATCACCCGGCTCATCGCGGGGTATGTCCGGTTCTGGACTTTGACCCAGTGCTTCGAGTGGCCAGCCAGCGGGTCGGGTTGCGGCAGTCACCGCGCCGCGCGCGGCTCGCTAGGCTGTGCGGCTTATTCTTTGGACTTCGCTGCTTCCCTCAGCTCGGCCTTCAATCGTTCGTAATTTCTCAAGAAAGCTTCCTGCGCCGTAGTAAGTTGCTGGCTTCTGCTTACCGGCGTCCTGAAAAGTCTTTGCCGTGTCTCGTTGCGCGGGGTCTTTGCCCTTAACTGTTCCATCGCTCATTAGATCACGCGCCCGCGCAGCCCCTGCGTCGCGCCGTGCGGCTCGGCCGCTAGGGGTGTAGCCCTCAAACGCAAAGCGAATGTAGCCAACCGCCCCAACCCCGAGTGATGCACGGCCTCCCGCGAGGGGCGACGTGAAGCGTTCACAGGGAGACCACGGGCCAAGTATAGAGCTGCGAAACGGGTCCAATTTCGAGGTGCCGATCTCCAGATTGACTATGTCATCGAACTCGCAGCGGCGGCGCGGGTGCACTTCCTGCGGCCGGAGTGAATAACCCCGTCCCAGCTATTTTGACTTGACTCGCTCTTAATTCTACCAAGCCGGACGAAAGGACCTGGCACGAAAACGAGCAAAGTCATGGGAAGGAAGCCCCTGGCCTGAGCAACATTGTCAGCCCAACATCGCAGATTGAGCCTCAATGTAACAAGGACAACTGCCGCCCTCTACTCATAACACCCGACTACCTGTGAGACGCTCGCTTGACAAGCTGCCGCGAACTCTCGACCGTGGGCCGGTTCTCTAACTCAGAGGGGTGATCGAACAATTGGTCGCCACTCGCGTGTCGTTGAGTTCCCATGGTGAGCAACCCGAGCCTGTCGGATGCGCCGGAGAGCCCGTCCGCCGCCGCGGGCGGTTATTCGACATCGCTCGAGCACCTCCTCGCAGAACTCGAGCAGGTCGACTTTTTCTTGCGCATCCAGGTGCATCGAGCGCGTCGCCTGCGCGACGGCGACGATCGTTTCGCCGGCCTTTACGTCTCCGAACAGGAGGTGGACCAGATCTGCGGCGAGCCAGCAGGCCTTCCACGCTGGGCCGTTGCGATGGAGGGCGAGTATGCGAGCTTCGCCCGCGCCTTGGATGGGCTTGCGGTGCACTTGGCCGCGCGCAAGGCCACGAGCAACGGGGGCGTTGCGCTGCGGCTCGATCGGCTGGTCGAACTCTTCGACCTCGCCCCCATCGACGTTCGCGCGTTGCTCGTCTGCATAGCGCCGGAGATCGACCTGCGCTACGAGCGTCTGTTCGCCTATCTCCAGGATGACGTGCAAAAGCGCTGGCCTACGATCGATCTCGTACTCAACCTTCTCTGTCCGAGCCTGCCGGCGAAGCTCAATGCGCGTCAACGCTTCACCGCATCGGCCCCTCTCATCAAGCATAGTCTCGTGGAGGTCTTCGACGATCCAGCGCGGCCGCACGCCTCCCTTCTCGGCAAGTGCCTACGCGTCGATCCACGTATTGTGGCATTTCTGCTTGAGTCCGACGATATCGACCCGCGGCTCGCCCGTTTTGCCCGATCAGTCCGATTCGAAAGCGCGGGAACGGATTGCGAGCCCGCAGTGGCCACGCTTGCCGCACGCCAGGCCGTCGTGCGGCATGCCAGGTCCGCTCCGCTACTCGTCCACATCCAAGGGCCCGATGCTAGTGCCAACCAGTACTGGGCGGCGGCGACTACGATGGAAAACGGCACGTCTCTGCTGATCTTGGAAGGCGATCGCCTTCTCGCCGAGAAGGAGCTGCCGTTCGAAGCGCTGGCACAACATGCTGCGCGGGAGGCCGCCCTGCGCGGCGCCGCACTCTATTGGAATGGCTTCGATGCGCTGCTCGGCGACGACCGTCGGTCCGACCGCGACGCGTTGATCCGCGCGGCCGCGCGTCATCCCGGCTGCACCTTTTTGGCGGGCACACGCGAATGGACCGAGGCCGCCGGCGTGAGCGGCATACCGATGCTGCGGGTGCGGCTGCCGCTCCCAAATGCAGCCGAGCGCTTGCACATCTGGCGTGCCGCCCTGGGTGGGGATCTCGCGGCCGAGGTCGACGCCGAACTGCCGGCGCTCGCTGCCAAATTTCGGTTGACGGCCGAGGACATTCGCGTCGTCGTCGTGGATGCGCGCGATCGCGCTGCGGCCCGCAATTCCGAGAGCGGGCCGCAAGATCTCTATGCCGCCTCGCGCGCCCGATCGGGAAAGCGCCTCCACGAGATCGCCAAGAAGGTCGAGCCCCACTACGGCTGGGACGATCTCGTGCTGCCGGCCGAATCGATGGCGCAGTTGCGCGAATTCTGCCAGCAGATCCGCTATCGGTCGCGCGTTCTGGAAGATTGGGGCTTTGAGAGCAGGCTCTCCCTCGGCAAGGGCCTGCACGTGCTGTTCTCGGGACCGTCCGGAACCGGCAAGACGATGGCAGCCGAGATCATTGCCCGCGACCTCAATCTCGACCTCTACAAGATCGACCTCTCCGGCGTCGTCAGCAAATACATCGGCGAGACCGAGAAGAACCTGGCTCGCATCTTCGCCGAAGCCGAGGCCACCAGCGCCATCCTGTTCTTTGACGAGGCCGATGCGCTATTTGGCAGGCGCTCCGAGGTCAAGGACGCGCACGATCGTTACGCGAACATAGAAACCAGCTACCTGCTCCAGCGCATGGAGGAGCACGACGGCGCTACCATTCTCGCGACGAACCTCAGGCGCAATATCGATGAGGCGTTCCTGCGGCGCCTTTCCTTCGTGGTGCAGTTTCCGTTCCCCGAGGAGGCGGAGCGGCTGCGTATTTGGCATGGTGTGTTTCCCTTGACGATCCCCCGCAGCGACGATATTGACCTCGCCTTCATGGCACGTCAGTTCAGGATGGCCGGGGGCAATATCAGGAGCGTCGCGCTCGCCGCCGCCTTTCTGGCCGCGAGCCACGGAGGACCGCTTTCGATGGCGCACCTCCTGCGCGCTACCAAGCGGGAATTGCAGAAAATGGGCAAGACTCACGTCACGAGCGAATTCGGTGAGTATTCCGACCTTGTCGACGAGTGAGCTCTGGCGGTCGTTGCATCAATGTTAACTGCCAAGGCATTCCACCTTGCTTGTAGGTATCACCAAACCGGCCGACCTAATTGCCCTCTAGTTCGGGGGGAACTCTCTCGCTCGATCATTTACTGTTCGAAAAGGGTGCGTAAGCATCCAACTTGCCACGGTGCGTGCCGCGCTGGGCTGAACGACGGCGAAAAGCTCTCGCTTTCGCGGTAACACGATCTAGCGACGCGAAGACATTGATGGTGGTAAACTCGGGCACGAAAAGTCACAGGACCGCTGACGCGTGAAGATGTTTGATATTTCCAACCTTTCATGAATCCATATTCAATTGAGCGATGCAATTACGTCGCTCGCCTATGAGTTGAACGCTGTCGCCTGTTTACAGGCAACCTCCGGGTCAAACGCTCAAAACGCACCCGTATTGCGCGTTTTTCGCTTGACAGTCTGGTGGACCAGGATGATCATTTTTTCGTCTTTGCGACCCTGGCGGCGTCAGCACAGCATACGACGCGATTGCAGTTTGGAATTGCGTAGGGGCTGATCGTGATTCAAGACTTGGACGCCACGTTGCGCCAACTGCTCACGGCCAATGCTCCGCCGGGCTCGCTGCTTGCGAGTGCAAAGATCGCCTTCGATCTTCCAGACGCGGATTGGCAGGCCAGGCTCGCGGCGCTCACGCTCAATCTGTATTTGTACAACATCGTTGAGAACCGCGAGATGCGGACCAACGAGCTCTTGCTGGTCCGCAGCAACGACGGCAAGCGCGCGGCTCGGCTCGCCCCGCCGATTAGAATCGACTGCGCCTATTGCATTACAGCGTGGAGCCTGTCGACCGCCTCGCCGGTGCTCGAGGAACATCGGCTGCTGAGCGATGTGCTCCTTCTGCTGCTGCAGACGCCGACGATTCCCGCCGCTGTGCTGCAGGGGTCCTTGAGCTCGCAGATTCCGCCTTACCCGACGATCGTCGCGTCAACCGACGCCATGAAGAATCATCCGGAATTCTGGACTGCGCTCGACCAGAAGCTCAAACCATCGCTCAATTATGTCATTACGCTCGGCATGCTGCTCGAAAGCGTGCCGACCGACGCCAATCTGCCGGCCGCGGTTCAGCGAACCGAAATCGTCGTCGACAACAAGGTCTTGGTTGATTGAACCGCTGACGCAACCGACGTCGATCGGAGGAAGCGACCATGAACATGAATGTCGGAATCAACCTGCTGGAGACCAACGGCACCGCGACGCCCAGCATCCAGGGCGCTCCCACCTCGGTCGCGGCCTTCGTCGTCCGCTCGGCGCGAGGCGTGCCCGGGGTGGTCCGTCAATTGAATATGTTTTCAGACTTCACCACGTACTTCGGCGGTTATCAGGCAGGCGCCTACGGCGCCTACTGTGTGCGCGGCTTCCTCGACAATGGCGGGGCGACAGCCTACGTGACCCGGGCGGTCGCGACCGCAACCGCGACCAACGTCACGCCGGCAGCTGCGGCCAGCATCACGCTCCCCTCCGGCGGCGGCGGAGCGACAGTTCTCACTGTGACGGCCGGATACCGCGGCGTCGCCGACCCGGGCGTATGGGGCAACGGCCTTTCGGTCGCGGTCACCAGCAACGCCGACGGGACTTTCAACCTCGCGGTCCAGCAGGCCGGCGCCACCCAGCCGGTCGAGACCTGGAGCAAGCTCAAGATCGGCGCAACCGGCGCGCAGGATCCGAACCGCATCAACGACATGGTCGCTGGCTCGCAATACATCATGGTGGCGGTCTCGAGCGGCGCCACCGCCAATCCGGCGCCGACCGTGGACTCCGGCAACAATCCGACTTCGGTCGCTCTCCTCAACGGCGTGGACGACAATCTCGACAGCACAGCGAATTCCACTGCCGGCGCCGCGCGCGACACCGCGCTGCAGGCGCCGATCACGAACGGCGTATTCGATCCCTACGACATACAGTTGCTGATTTGCCCGGAAACCTCGACCGCATCGGTCGTGACCGCGGCCCTCGCCTATTGTGGCAATCGCGGCGACTGCATGTTCATCGGCTACACGCCGCAGAACAACAACGCCGCGGCCGCCAAGACCTACGGCCAGTCGCTGCAGGGGGACAAGGTCTACGGCGCGATTTATTTTCCCTTCATACGGGTGGCCGACCCACTCGGCGGCTACAAATTCATTCCGCCGGTAGGCCACGTCGCCGGAGTCTATGCCCGCACGGCGAACGAGCGCGGTATCTGGAAGGCGCCGGCCGGCAGCGCCGCCAACGTCGTGAACGCACTCGACGTGGCGTTTTCGATCAGCGACGTGACTCATACCGATCTCGTCAAGAACGGTAGCGTCTGTGCCATCCGCAAGATCACCGGCCTCGGCATCGTCATCGACAGTTCGCGGACGCTGAGCACCAACGCGCTCTGGCTCTACGTCAACGTCCGTCTGCTGTTCAACTACGTGAAGAGCTCGCTCAAGGCCGGGCTGCGCTGGACGGTGCAGGAACCGAACGACACCGCCCTGTGGAACAAGGCCAAATACAACAGCATCACGCCCTTCCTGTTGGGCCTCTATCGCCAAGGCGCATTCGGACCGGGCAAGCCGTCGGACGTTTTCATCGTCAAGATCGACGCCGAGAACAATCCGCCGGCGAATATCCAGCAGGGCATCTTCACGGTCGAGGTCTATTTCTATCCATCCCGTCCGGCCGAGACCATCATCATTACTGTGGGTCAGCAGGACAGCGGCGGTACGGCGAGCGAGCGCTAGTCACGAAAAGAGGGCACCATGGCGGACCTAGGCTTCAAGGAAGCGTTCAGGACGAACGAGTTCGTCGTCGAGATCGAGGGCATCGAGAGTCCCGGGATCACCAAGGTCAGCGGTCTCAGCGAAGGCGAGATCGATTCGATCGATCAGGCCGACGGCGGCGCCAACGTCATGCACAAAATCAGTGCCGGCATCATCAAGTACGGCGACATCACGCTCGAGCGCAACGTAGACGGAAGCGCGGCCGACGCCGCGTTCAAGAGCTGGTTCTACACGATGTTCGGCCTCGACGGGACTGGCATTGGCTCGGGACTGCGGCGCTCCGGATCGATCGTCAAGAAACAGTTCGGCACCGAGGTGATGCGCTTCGTGTTCGAGGGCGCGTGGATCAAGTCCTCGAAGTTCACCGACCTTGACGCCGCCGCCAATGTGCTGATGAAGCAGACGATCGTGCTCGCCATCGAGCGAATGTACCGCCCGTAGCCGGGAAGCAACCATGGAGGCGCGCATGCGCGAGTATGAGACGGTCCTGCCGATCGGCTATGCCGACCAGACCGGGCATGTGCACCGGAAGGCCGCGCTGCGTAAGATGCGCGGGCACGAAGAAGCGCTGTTCTATGATTCATCGCTGTCGGCCGGGCAGCTCGTCACCGAGCTGATCAGGGGCTGCCTTGTGCGGCTCGACGGGGTCGACGCTGTGACCTCGGATCTGGTCGCCGGACTCTATTCGGCAGACCGCAACTACCTGGTGGTCGAGCTGCGTCGCATCACGCTCGGCGACAAGCTGCAGGTGTCCTATACCTGCCCGAACTGCGCGGGCGAGACCACGGTTACCGAAGATCTGTCTGCAATCCCGATTCGCCGCCTCGACGACGAAAGTCGGCCGCAAAGCATCGTCCTGCAGCTCGACGACGGCTACGAGGACCGCGACGGAAAGGTCCATCTCGACCTCCGCCTGCGGCTGCCGCGCGGCACGGACGAGGAGTTCGTGTCGCGCACGGCCGAGCAGGATCCGCTGCGCGGTCGCGACGCGCTCGTGCTTCGCTGCATCGAGTCGTTCGGCTCGCTCCGACGCGAGGCGCTCGAGGCGTACGGAATCAAGATCTTGCGCGACCTCTCAATGGGCGATCGGCGAAAGATCTACGCCGCCCTCGAGACCGAGGCGCCCGGCATCGATTTTCGGCGCACGGTCCACTGCGAACGTTGCGCCCAGGATTTTCCGACCGTGCTGGAGGCGTCCGGTTTTTTCGCATGAGGCTAGGAGGGGGGTCTCGCCTGCGCCAGGAGACTTTCTACCTAGCCTACCACCTCCACTGGTCGCGAATGGACATCCTCGGGCTCGATATCGTCGAGCGGCACGAGTTCGTTCGATTGCTGTCCGAACGGATCGAGGCCGACAACAAGGCGCTTGGCGAGCTTGAAGATCGGCTGAGTCAGACGTGAATACAATGACGACGAGCCGGGCCAACGAATCTCGCGACGACCAACCCACGCCCGACGTGAGTGGCGCGTTGACGATCGTGATGGGGCTTCACCGCGGCCGGACGATGCGCGCGGTCGCGGGCGGTCGCGCCACGTGGATGCCGCTTGACCTTCGGCGGTCGTTCGCCGCCGCCAAAACGACCGGGGCACTCCCGCCCGGGCTGCCCTTCGCAATGGGCCTCTCGCCGTCGCTCATCGCCTGGCTTGCGGCCTGGTTGGACGACCGGCGCGCCGCGCCGGCCGCCGTGGGGGTCCGGGCCTCGACTGCCGAGCCGTCGCGGCTCCCGACGCCTGAACACATTCGCCCGCATGCAATTCCACCGCCACAGGTCATCCTGCAGGCGGGCCTGCCATCGATGCCGGGCATCGAGCGATGGCTGTCGAGCGTGATGCGATGGACCCCAGGCATCATGCAGCTGCAACGCCCATCCGCGGTAACAGCGGCAGCAGCGATGTGGCGACCTGTTGCCGAACCAAGTCGCGCCGCACTCGCTTCCATGCCAACGGCTATGCGCGTCGAGGCCGCCGCGCGGACCGCCTCAGCGTCCGCCTCGCCTGAAGCGTCCGCCTTGCCTGAGCGCGCGCTGCGCGAGCCGATGAGGAGCGGCCCGCGCACCACCGCCGCGCCGGCGCTCGATTTGCGATCGCCGCAGGAGGCGAACGCAAACCGCAATCTCATGCCGTCGCCGATTCCGGCGCGACCAGCGACAGATGGCCAGCCCCTGTGGTCGGTGCTACCTGCCCGCGCGGCGCCGCGGCCGGTCTTGGTCTACGCTCGAGCGACGGCTGCGGATCTGCCGAAGGGAGCGCTGGCGCCGGCGCTTCGGCCCATGCGGCTTGCTGCCGCCATGTCGGTCTCCCGCCTCGCCAGCGGGCGCATGCCGACTGACGATGGGGGCGTTCCGCCTCCGCTCGTGACCCGCTCGATCGCACCGCAGACGTCCGCACAGCCGCGCGACCAACCACCGCGCGCCGCCACCGCCGAAGGGCCGCAGTGGCCCGCGCTCACGCCTCGCCGGACCATGACCGGCATCCGGTTGCCGGCGGCCGCGTCGGTTGCGGCCGCCCCGCTGCACCAACTCGTTGAGCGCGAGGTCGCAAGGCAAATCGCCGCCATCAAGCCGCCTGCATCGGCCGCGGCGCCCACGCTGGCGAAGCCCTCGACCCCGGCAATCGATGTCCCGAGCGATGATGTCGTCCGTCGCCTGCTGTCGAGAATGCGCACGCTGTCCCAGGAGGAGAGGTTCCGAAGCGGACTTCTCCGCTGAACCGAGGAAGCCATGGATATAGACCGAATGACCCTGCGGGGTTTCATCGCCAACATCGACGTTCTTCCGCCGTTGATCGTAACCTTTCAATACAACCCGACCTCGATCAGCGACAACAAGGCCGTCACCTATGCGGACCGCACCCGCAGCCTCTGCACGTCTCCCGAGAAGGTCTACACGAGCGGCGGGACACGAACGATCACGTTCGACCTCAAGCTCGACGGACTGGAGCGGGGAACCAACGCGGCCAACTCCACCGCGGTCGACAACGGCATCTCGACCGAGCTCGCCAAGCTCCGGTCGTTCCTCTATCCGATGGCCGACGCCTGGGCGACCGTCAGCGGGTTGCTGGGCGGAGGCTCGAGCTCCGGGAAGCGGCTTGCCGCACCGCCAACCTGCTATTTTGGCTTCGGCACCAAGCTACTGGAATGCGTTGTCACCGACATCCACATCACCGAGACGATGTTCAACAGCGCGCTCGCGCCGGTGCGTGCCGACGTGACGGTCACGCTTGCGGTGATCGAGGACGACGACAACGCGCTTTACAAGCTTGACGGGCTGCATCGCAACGCGCTGGCCGCACTCGGCCTGCAGAACATTCGCATCTTCTAAAGGAGACCCGCGTGATGCCGGTTGCAATCCAATCTCGCTACTACGGGCTCGACGTCGTCGTCTTCGGCGGCGAGCCAAGCTTCGTGCAGCGGCCCGTGCCGCCGCCGCCGACCTATCCGGACAGCATCATGCATCAATTCGTCGCCGGCGATACGCTCGACGCCCTCGCCAGGATCTACTACGGCCGCGAGGATCTCTGGTGGCGGATTGCCGATGCCAATCCGCGCAAGGATCCCCTCGACTGGCAGGTCGGCGACACCATCACTATCCCGCCGCTGCGTGTCGCGACCCGCTCTCCGCTGAGGTGACGCATGGCCAGGGATCTCTACTACGGCATCACGGTTGACGGCGACGGCGCGAACTACGATCTTTCCGACGACATTTCGGCGCTGACGGTCGACCAGCAGGAGGGCAAGCCCGACCACCTGACGATCGAGCTGAAGGATCCGTTCAAGGTGTTCGCCCATGCTCTGCAGGAGGGCATGAACGTTCTCGTCGATCTCGGAGCGTCCGACGATCACTCCGTGGTCTTTCGCGGACGGATCTACCGGGTCGACGGCACCTTCCCCAAGGACGACACGCCCACCGTCAAGATCGAGGCGTACGACGCCAGCATGAAGATGGGGCTACGCAAGCGCAATCGCGCCTTCACGGGCATGAAGCTCTCGGACGTGGTAAAGAAGGTCGCCGGCTGCCATTTCGCTAATGTCAATGTTGCCATCAACGGCGATCCGACGTTCCCTCCCAACGGCATCCGACAGGACGACGAGACCGATCTCGGATTTCTGCTGCGGCTCGCGAATGCGTACGGCTGCGTCACCTATGTGAGCATCGGCGCGAACGCCGACAGGTTCAATTTCATCGCGCAGTATAAAGTGATGACCACCACGCCCGCGGTGACCTTGCACTACGGCCGCTGCGATGTCGAGCATCCGCTGCTGACGTTCCACTCAAGCGCCGACGTCAGCTACATCCAGCTTCCGCGCGAGATCAGCGGAATCGAGTTCGACAGCGGACAACCAATCGACCTTACCGAGGTCCAGCCGCTTCCAGTGCCCGCCAACACGGATCAGTGCTTCCAGGAAAATCTCGCGGCATTCCGTAAGGCGGCTCCGGTCAAGGCGGCGAGGCTCGAGAAGCTGCTCGCGTCCGCCAAGGGAGTCCAGACCGCACTGCAGAAAGAACTCGGACCGAGCACGCGCCAGGCGATCCCCACGTTCACCACGCAGTCCAACATCGCTGCGCTGAAGATGAACCAGTTCTCTACCAGCCTGCACGGTATGCGGGGGAGCGGAACCACCTTCGGCGTGAAGGAACTCGTTGCCTGCACGAGCGTCGGCATCCAGGACGTCGGCGGGCGATTCTCGCGCAACTGGTTTCTCACCCAGGTTCAGCACACCCTGAACCGCGAAGGCTTCAACACCAACTTCGAGTGCCGCCGATGAACATGATCGCCAGCGAAAATCCGGTGGTGCCGGCCTCCGACTTGACGGCCGGACGACGCTACTACGGCAAATATGCGGGCATTGTCATCAGCAACTCGGCACAGAACGGCGAAGATCATCATCGTGGCCGAATCAAGGTGCGGGTCTCCGGAATTCTCGAGGAGACGCCGGACGGCAAAGCCAGCCAACCGATCGAGATCATCGCCGCCCCTTGTTTTCTACCTGGCTTCTTCTTCATCCCGGAGAACCAGGCGCCGGTGTGGGTGGAATTCGTCGCCGGTGACATCAACTTCCCGATCTGGACCGGCGTCTGGTATCCGACCGGCGCGGTGCCGAAGGATTCGTCCGGCACGGCCCCGGACGAGCATGCCAAGGTCATCCGTACGTCGTCCGGACAGGTGATCCACCTGTCCGACGCCTCCGGCAGCGAGCAGACCGTCATCAAGGACGAGAAGAACGGCAACACCGTCACGCTCGACTCCAACGGCGTGACGATCGAATGCCTCGCCGGCCCTTCCGGCGCGACCAATACGTTGACGCTCGGTTCGAGCGGCGTCACGATCCAGTCGCTACAGTCGCAGGCGACCGGAACCGGCAGCATCACGATGGACTCGAACGGCGTCACCGTCACGTTCGGCGTGCCGGCGAGCACGGTCAAGATCGGCTCGAGCGGGATAGCCATCACCGCGGCGCCCGGGACCCCGACGACCGTCTCTGACGGCACCGGCCAAGCGCAGGGGGTCGTGCTTGGACCGCTGATCCAGTGGCTGCTGACCCATACCCATATCGGCAATCTCGGAGCGCCGACGCCGCTCAACCCGGCCCAGATGGCTCAGCTCACGACTCAGCTGACCGCCGGCCAAGGTGTCGTATCGCGCCCCGGAGGCTAGGAGGGAGACATGGCGCTGACCATCGGAGACAAGGACGCGACACAGGGCGTGTCGATGATCCTCTATACGGCCATCGACGCGGTGTTGCGGCCCGCCCTGGTCAGCGGAATGCAGAGCGCCAATGCGTCAGCGGACCAGATCGCATCCACGGTTTCGAGCGCGCAGTCCAGCTGGAAGAACTTGGCCTTCGCCATCGCGGGTGGACTGGTCACGAGCCTAACGCAGAACCCGCTTGCGAGCCCGGCGCCGCGAGCGCCGGTGTTCGCCGCGACTTATTCGTCCAGTGCACAAGATGCAACCTTCTGGCCCTGGCTCGCGAATCTGATCGCCGTCTTCACAACGACCTGGGCGCCCACCACGCCGGACGGCCTGGGACTGCAGAATGCCCTCAAGAGCTTCGTGGCGGCGAACCCTATTCCCAATGAGCTGAGGGGAATCGTCCAATGAGCGACCCAATCTTCGGATTCGCCTTTCCGTTCCGCATCGAGGCGGGCGCCATCGCGACCGAAAGCGGCATTCGCAAGCTCAACGACAATATCGCGCATTTGCTGCTGACCACGGTCGGCGAGCGCGTGATGCTACGTGACTATGGCGGCGGGCTGCGCCAGCTGCTGCACGACCCGAACAACGATGCGATCCGCGCAATCGTCCAGCATCAGGTCGCAAAGGCGATCGGCGCCGACGAACCGCGCGTGCTGGTGCAGGCGGTGAACGTGACGCAAGACGCGTCCGCCGGCGTGCTCAGTATCAACGTTCAGTACATCGTTCGGCAGACCAAGCAGGTGCAGACCATGAGCGTGCCCGTCGACCTGAGCGGGTTCTAGAGGCGCGAGGCGGACTACAATGACCGCGAAAGCTCCACCTTGGATCGACTACACCAACAAGGACTACGCGTCCCTGCTTGCCGCGATGCTTGATCTGGCGCAGCAGCGGCTGCCGGAGTGGACCGATCAGTCGCCGAACGACGTCGGTATGATGCTGCTCCAGCTGTTTGCCTACATGGGCGACACGCTGTTCTACGATCAGGACCGCATTGCCGGCGAGAGCTTTCTCGAGACCGCACGCGAGCGGCGCAGCGTGCTGCAGATGCTGCGGCTCATCGGCTACGAGCTGCGCCCGCCCGTGCCCTCCTCAATCGATCTCACGTTGCTGTTCCAGTATCAGACGTTTCCGCCCGCCACCCCACCGCCGACAGCCCCGGTCACCATCCCGACCGGCGTGCAATTCGCGACTGCGGCTGCTTCCGGGGGCTCGCCCGTCAACTTTTCCTATCCGGGGCCTCCCCTCACCATCGATCTCGCCAAGCTGTCCGCCTTCCGCATCGACGCCAACAACAAGCTCACCCCGCTCGGCACGGGCACCGCGGACGCCTCGACCTTCCTCGTGTTCGGCCCGCTCACCGCGGATGATGTCTCCGGCGCCACCGGTGACGGGCTGCCGGTGACCCAGGTCGATGCCGTGGTCGCCAACGAGATCGTCGGATCATCGGACGGCACCGCGGGGCAGACGTTCGCTCTCGCCCAAAAGCCGCTGATCGATGGATCGCTCCAAGTCACCGTCGACGAGGGAACCCCTGCGGTATGGCTGCGTGTCGCTTCGCTGCTCGCCAGCGGGTCGGCCGATACGAGCTATTCGGTGCGCCGCGACGAGAACGACGTGGCCTCGATCCAGTTCGGCGACTTCACCTATGGGCGTCCGCCGCGCCGCGGCCGTAACAACATTACCGCTTCATACAATGTGGGCGGCGGCACAAAGGGCAACGTCGCGGCCGGGGCGATTTCCAAGATCGTCCAACCGCTCGCCCAGTTGAAGCGCGTGCTCAACGTCGGCGCCGCGACCGGCGGCGCGGATGCGGAAACGAACGCGGAGGCGGTCAGCCGCGGCCCGCAACAGTTTCGTTCGATGGGGCGCGCCGTGACGGCGGACGATTACATCCAGCACGCCAAGACCTTCGGCGTCGCCAAGGTCCGCGCCAAGGCGGTCGGCTGGAACGTCGTCCAGCTCGTCGTGGCGCCGGCCGGCGGCGGTTATCCGAGCCTGACTCTGCAGAAGGACCTCATCGCCTATTTCGACGACAAGCGGATACTGACGACCAAGGTGCAGGTGAAGGATCCGACCTACATCGAGATCGTGATCGCGGGGCAGCTCAACGTGATGCCGCAGTACTTCAAAGATCAGGTGCAGAACAACGCGGTGCGTGCCTGCCTGAATCTGTGGTCGTTCGAAAATGCCGACTTCGGTGACACCCTTTTCCTCAGCAAGGTCTACGAGCAGATTGAGGAGCTCGACGGCGTCGAGAGCGTCTTCATCACGACGTTCAATCGCCGCGACGGCCTGACGATGGCGCAGATCGCCGACGCCGGTGCGATCCGGCTGGGCGATGATGAACTGCCCACCCCTTTTGTGACGCTCACACCTATCAACGGTCTCGCGCATGGATAGCCTATCGACACGCGCCGAATTGCTCGGCGGATCGATCGACGTCGCACTGACGGTCACGGGTGACGCGACCATTCCGGCTCGCCGGATCGTGCGTCGACGCCTGTCGTTTCCGGCGACGGCGGATGACGGGCTTGCGGTGGTCGACGTGTCCGATCTGTTCGCACCAGAGCAGCCTCCACAAGCATGGGCGGACGTCGAGCGACAACGCTATCTCGTCATCAATTCCGTCGCCGAAGCGGGGCTCCTGCAGGCCGAGATTGCCGCTTACACGCCGCAGGGAAACGCCCAGCCGACGCGGGTCGTGGTGCGGGTCAACCGCCCCTCGTCCGTATGGGCGGCGAGAACCGCCTACACGCTGGGAACATTGGTCACCCCGACTCAGATTGGCGGCTTTGGATACGAGTGCACGACGGCAGGTACGAGCGGCGCCACGCCACCGCCCTTCCCGTCGATTCCGGGCGCGACCGTTGCCGACGGCACTGCCGTATGGACGTCTGTCGGGCGGACCACGCCGCTCTGGACCCTCAAGGTCGTCGACATCGGATCGGTCGCCCGCGTCGTGACGACCGGCGGCGATACGGCGATCTTCACCACGGCAAACGCCACGACGCCCGTCGGCACGGTGTCGGTCGCGCCTGGGACGCTCACCTGGACCGCGACCGGGGCGGCGGGCATTACGGTCGGCTACGACATCGTGGAGCTTCAATCGACCATCGCGACGGTGGATCCGGCGAATTCGAACCACATCGTCCTCACGACCGGTATCGGCGCGCCTTGGCGCCCCTTGACGGCATATTTGGTCGGCGCGTTGACGCGGCCGACGGCGCCACCGACCGGATACTATTATCAGTGCACGACCGCCGGCACGTCCGGGGCGACCCAGCCGGCCTTGCCGACCACCGCAGGTGCATCGGTTGCCGACAACTCCGCGGCATGGACCTGTGTCGGCCCGGCCGTCGTCTTTCGCTCCATCGCGTTCGATCAGAGCTTCGATCCCAATACCGGCACATGGACTCGGCTGGTCACAGTTCACGATCGCGAAGCGGACAGACGCGCGGCCGCACAGCCGGTCAATTCGCTAAGCAATGGCGCGACTTACTACTACGCTTCATTTCTCAATCCGGCGGTCGCATGGCAGGCAACGATGGCCTATCAGGCCGGCACACTGGCGACTCCGAATCCTGCGAACGGATACGGCTATCAATGCACGGGGGCCGGCACATCGGGCGCGAACGCCCCCGCCTGGCCAACCATGGCCGGTGCCACCGCTGCCGACGGGACCGCCGTTTGGACTTGCCTCGGGCCCGACCCGCTCACCGCGTCGGCAACAGCGACCGGCGCCTACGGCTACGCCGAGCGCCTCTATGGACTCCTTCCAGAGGTCGATCGCTTCTATGACGAGCCGACGCCGGAGGCGGCCGGCACCGGGCAGCTTCGCAGGTTCCTGCAGATCTACGGCTCGGGACTTGATCAGACGCGCAGCCTCGCCGACGGATTGCTCTCCCTGCACGACGTCCGGGAGGTCGATGCGACCCATCTGCCGCGCTTGGCGAGATGGATCGGATGGAATCCGGATCTGACGCAGCCCGAGCCACTGCAACGCAACGACATTCTGTTCGCGCCGGAACTCTTTGCGAGCGTGGGGACGATCCCGACGCTGCGGGCATTGATCAACCGCATGTCAGGGTGGGCGTGCGAGATCAAGGAGTTCGCCGACAACGTCTTCCTGACCAATGGCGTTGAGGAAGTCGGGCTACGGCAGATCTTCGAATCGACGAGCGCCACCCCAGGCGCGGGCTTCGCCGCGCCAGCGCCGCAGGCGAATATCTATCCGCTGCCCGGCGAGCCCACCGTCTCGCAACAGGATCCGCTGGCTTTCGATGCGCGACCGGCGGCGGCAGTCGACGCGAGCGGCACGGTGTGGCTCGTCTGGCACTCGCACCGCCTCGGCTCCGAATGGCGCGCATCCACCGCCTATACGGCGGGCTCGGTGCTTGCGCCGTTTTCGGCCGGCCGCCATCGATACCGCTGCACCACGGCCGGTACGAGCGGTACGACGCCGCCGGCATTCCCGCAAACCGCCGGCGCGACAGTCACCGACGGCACGGCGATCTGGAGCTGCACGGGGGCGGGCATCGTGCGCCGGCGCGTCTGGTTCCAGCGACTCACCGTCGATCCGACCCCGATCGAGGCGGCGGGCGACCTGCCCGATGATCCCTCGTTCTTCGACCAAGCGCCCTGCGCTTTGTTCGACGGCACGCGCATATGGGTCATCTGGAGCTCGAACCGCACCGGAACCGTCGACATTTGGGCCCGCTCGCTAAGCCCGGGCAATCCGCCCGCGCCGGCGCCCGCGCTGCAGCTCACCGAGGACGGCGTCAACGACGGAAGCCCTGCCGCAGTGCGCGACGCGACCGGTCGGATCTGGGTGTTCTTCGACTCGCGGCGCCGCGGGCCGAGCGACATCTGGGCCACCTCAAGTACCGACAGCGGGACGACGTGGAGCGCACCGAGCCGCATCACCACAAGCGCCAACGCCGACCACGCACCGGCCTGCACGCTCGATGCTGCGAACCGCGTCAGGCTCTTCTTCTCCTCGGACACTGGCGACGGATGCACGATCCGACAGGGATCGCTCACCGGCACGAGCTGGTCCTTCGCCGGCGTGACCACCGTGATTCCCGGCTTCCGTGATCAGTCACCGGCGGCAGTCCTGTGGAAGGGCTCCGTGTGGCTGTTCTGGCAGTCCAACCGTTTCGGATCGACATGGAAGCCGTCGACGGCCTACGCAACCGGCGACTACCTGCAACCGGCCTCTCCCAACGGCTGGTACTACCAGTGCACGCGAGCGGGTACGAGCGGCGCGACCCAGCCCGCGTTTCCGGCTCCGAGCGGCGCCACGGTTGTGGATGGCGGCGTCGTGTGGGTCGCGGTTGGGACGGTCGCGACCGCCGGGATGACGCGCCGCTTCCGCATCTGGTCGGCCACCGAGAGCGGCGGGGCGTTCGGCGCGCCGGCTCCAGCGCTGACGCGCCTTTCCGACGATGCCGAGCCCGCGGCCGAGGTGGCCAGCGCAGGCGCGCTACACCTCTATTTCGCCTCGCAGGAGAGCGGAGCAGGCTTCCGCTCGCGCACCGTCGACACGTCGACGACGCCGCCGACAGGCCGCCGACAGATCGCCAACAGCCTCGCTCTTGCGTCGCTGCACACATACACAGACCGCATGCACTATACCTATGACACCCCGACCACCACCAACCCGGCCTATGCTGGCGCCGCGCCGATCTTCGCGCGCAACACGGTCGGCATCTATTTGGCGCCGGACGCCGCAACGACGAGCGCTCGGGCGCAACAGATCGCCTTGCGCGTGCGGGCGCTCGTTGCGCCGTTCCAACCGCTGTCGGTCGACTTCATCTGGTACCTCAGGCAGCCCAACGGCACCTACGCGCCGTTGTTCGCTGACGTGACGCGTACGTTAACAACCGAGGTATTCGGGCCGTGACGACGAAGGGCAACTTCTCCCAGGCGCCGAGCGACGTGCTTGCCGCGGCGATCGGCAAGAACTACGTCGCCGTGCAGGTCGAACAAGGCGTTCCCGTGATCGACCGCGATCTCAATCTCGCGACCGACCTGGTCGCGGCGCGGATGCAGAATGTCGTCCGCCGTCACATCGGAAACGGCATTGCAGGTACCGCCGATTTCGCCATCACGGCGAACGGCAACGCGAACGACTTTGCGATCGGGGCCGGCGCTTGCCTGGTCAACGGCATCGAGGTCGCGCTCGCCGCCAACACGACTTATCTTACCCAGACCGTGCCGGCCACCGCGAACCCGGCGCCGCCGCTGCCGGCACTGACGACGCCGGCCGCGGCCCGGCTCGACACCATCTATCTCGACTTTTGGCTCGACGAGATCGACGACAGCACGGCGCCGTCCGGCGATCCGAGCCTGGGTAATCCGTCCGACGTCGGTATCCGCACCTCAACCCGACGCGCGATCTCATTCTGCGTGCGGGTGCTCGAAGGCGCGGCCTCAGTCGGTGCGGTGCCGCCGCCCAGCGGCCACACATTCTATCCATTGGCCTCGCTGTCGCGGCAGACCGGCGTGAGCGTCCTCACATCCGCGCAGATCGCCGACCTTCGGCAAAAAAGCCTCTCGCTCACCGCCCTCGAGGCCAGAGTGCGCGCGCTGGAAGCATTGCTCGCGCCGCAGATCACGTCCCTCTCTCCCCAGCACGTCGTTGCCGGCCAAGTGGCGCCCGTCACGATCTTGGGCAGGAACTTCCTGGTGGGGACCGCGAGCGTGCTCGTCGGCGCGACGCCAGGCACGATCGTGACCGCGAGCACGACGAACACTTCGCTTGTGTTCAACGTGCCGGTCACGACCGCTTCGGGAGTGTGGCCGGTGGTGGTCCAGAATGCGGTGGGAACAGCGGTCGCCGCCGATCAGATCACGGTCGATCCGCCGCCGCCGCCGCCCAAATTCTCTGCATCCGGCGGCCAGTTCACGCCTTCACATGCCCCGCCCGGCGCGACGGTCACGCTCAACGGGACGGACTTCCTCGGCGTGAACCGCGTGACCTTCAACACGTCAACGCCCATTTCGGCAGTGCCCGGCGGCGACCTCCTCGGCGTCACCGCAACCAGCATCAAGGTGAACGTGCCGGCCGCGCTCCCGGTGAACCAGACATGCACGATCTTCGTGGGCATCGACGGCGCTCCGACGATGAACAGCACCAGCACCGACCTGTTCACCGTCGATCCGATCGCACCCCCTTCGCCTCCGGTCTTCGGGACGGTGGGCAGCCAGTTCACGCCTCAGACTCAATCCCACGGCAATCCGGTCACACTCAACGGCAGCAATTTTGGAACCGATACGACGACGACCCAGGTGCAATTCAACGGCACAAACACGGTCCCCGCGGCGGCTATCGATATCGTCAGCATCTCACCGACACAGATCGTCGTGAAGGTCCCGGCGGCGCTCACCGTCGCGGCCTCGCCCAACAACACCGCGACCATCACGGTCATCGTTAAAGGTCTCTCGATCACCAGCAACGACAAGCTGAAGGTGGTCTGAGACATCACAGGGGGTAATGCCATGTCCAATCCCGTTGTCTATCCTCAAGGTGCGACGTCAACTCCGATCCAGATCGCGACCGGTGCGCAGGCCGAACAGGTGTTCACGTTCCCGGCCGCCCCGGCCGGATCGACCTGGTATCTGAATTTCGTCGTGTGCTCCAATCCCGCCGCCAATACGTCGGGCATGTCGCCGCTCCTGCCGAAAGTGGACGTCGTACACGACATCGTCGGACCGATGTATCAAGAGGTGAAGCCCAATAACGGTTTCCAGCCCATCGATGCCGGCGACGGCACAGTCGATGTCGAACTCGTGAACCATCCGAGCGGGCTCGACGGCGTTTATCAGCTCGAGTTCTCGCCGGAAGCTCAATACACACTGAGCGGCGCGCCGTGGAAGATCAGATGGACCAACAACAACAACGCGAATACAATCCAAGTGACCTTTGTAGTCGACTCGGCCGACACCGTGCTGCCCTGGATCGCCTTCGCGCTCGTCGGGGCGACCGACTTCTCGCAAGCGTCGACGCTGACGCCGCTCAGCGATGCACCGACGCCGCCATGGACCACTCCGGTCCAGCTCATTTGCGGGCAGACCTACGATCTCACGGTGCCGATCTACAATTTCGGCACTGCGCCGCTGTCGATCAACATCGCGGCCGATATCACCTCGGGCCAGTTCTCCGTCCTGGCCACCATGCCGCCCATCACCATCCCGCCCGGCGGCGCCAACAAGCTCACGGTGCAGCTCGCGCCTCAGAGCAAACCGGGCGCCATCAACAGTGCCGGATCGCCGGCGGTGCTTACGATTCCCAATCCGGACACGCTTCATCACGGAACGCTGTCGTTCTATGCGACGGTCGGCAACATGGAGTTCGTGTTCGGCCTCGACGTCTCAGGCAGCATGGCCACGGTGGATGTCAGTATGAGTCGTTGGGATCAGCTGCAGGCCGCGATGGCCCTGGTGATGGCCCAGCTGCAGCACTTCGCCAATGGCGGGACCTGGGCGGCGTTGCTCTATCCATCGACGCAGGGCAGCGGCAACACCCAGCTGATCCAGGCGCCGACGGCAATCACCAATACCTCGTCGATCGACTTCACGATGTATAGGCCCACCAACGGGACCCCCATGGGGCCGGCCATCTACGTGGCGATGGGTCAGCCGGGCGCATCGCCCACCACCGATTGCGGCCAGTTCCTGGATAACGACCCTTCGAAACCGCAGAATCAGGCCGGCTTTCAATACGACCATCGCTGGCTGGTGTTGATGACCGACGGCGCCGCCAACATCGGCGATGACCCGGCGACCTTCGCGTCGAACTACTACAGCGACCGAAAGGTCAAGTCGGTCACCATCGGGTTCGGCACCGGGGGCCAGACCAATCCCGCGACGCTGCAAACGATCGCGACCAACTCAGGCGGACTATACATCCCGACCGACCCGACGGCTCAGGATCCGCTCAAGGGTCTCGCGACCGGCTTCTTCAAGGCCGTGAGCGCCGGCCTCGCGCTCAACTACGCGGCGGATCCCTCCGCTGTGCTCCCGGCGACCCAGGGGGCGAAGAATCAGCACTCGGTGATCCTGACCGAGTACGACCGGAAAGTCGGATTCGTGCTGACCTTTCTCACCGAGGCCGAGGCGCAGTTCGCCGCCGTCGAGCTCATCGCTCCAGGCGGCAAGCAGATCAACCCGCAAACGGCCGCCTCGCTCGGTATCGCCTACGCCCAAGGACTGCTGTCCAAGGCCTATTTTGTCGATTTCAACACCAAGCTGGGACGCACCATCGGCGGCGGCGGCACATGGACGATCGTCGTCATGTTTGCGCCTCCCATTGGTATAGAGGCGAGGTTGTCCGACAGCTTCTTCCGCGGGATCCGCTACGCTTATCAGACGGTCGTCGATTCCGATCTGACGTTGCATCTCGGATCTGGCGCCGAAATCCATCATGCGGGCGACCCGATCCTCCTGTCTGGAGCCCTTGCCGTCAAGGGCGCCCCGTTGCAGGATGCGAGCGTGAAGGTGCAGATCATCGGCGCGGGCCAGGGGTTCGACAACTGGCTCGCGAGCCAGACCGTGACGGATGCCGAATACAAGGCCGCGCTCGAAGCGCTCGGTACGATGCACGACATCCAGACCCAGTTCGTCAAAGCCTTCGCGCTGTCACGAAAGGGGATCAACTTTTTTCCGGGCACGGGAAGCACGACGGTTCGGACCATGGCACAGAATCCGCGCACCGGGGCTTACGAGACGACGTTCGGCGGCACGACTCTGCCGGGCACCTACAGCTTCCTCGTCCTGGCAAACGGTTTCGACGAGAAGGGCAACTTGTTCCAACGGCAAAAAACCGAAAGCATCGTCGTGCAAGTTCTGCCGGATGAGGCCTCGACCCTCGTCGACCTGACATATCAGGTCGTCGGCGGTCAGATGCACGCGACCTTGCGGTTCTGGCTGCTCGATGCCCTCCTCAACCTTCGTTGGGTCGATACCGCCCTCACCACTATCGTCCAGGTCCTGCTCAAGGGCGGAGCGACGGCTGCCGGGCCGCTGAGAACCAATCTCGACGGCAGCTATACGCAGATCTTCACGTACCCGCTTGCGGCGACGCCGATCATCTCGATCGTGTTCGGCGGAAATCCGGTGGTACCTACACTTGTTCTACCCGAGTTCGGCAAGCTGCTATTCGTAGACGAGGTGATCGACTACAAGAAAGGGCGCGAGGCGAAACCGGGCGACAACGCGCACGCCCATCCGGAACAGGCGCTGGGAGATCCCTCGCAGCGGCTCACCCAGGTGTCGCTCGGCGGTTTTGGCTCGGCGACCTACGCGATCAAAGGCAAGGTCATCCATGCGCGCGCCGTCACGGTGTTCGTTGGCGTTGACATCGGGTTGCGCCCCTACGCGGTCGACCTGTTGGCCGGCGCGCGCTGGATCGAGCTCGGCAGATCGGCCGGCGTGACCCAGACGTTCAGCCTTTTGCCTCGGCCGAAATGCACTTGCGCGGATCCCAAGGGCTCCTACATCGCGCTCGAAGGCAAGGTATTCGGCGACACCTTCGACGTGAGGGTCCCGCTCGAGTCGCGGCTGCGCGAGCCGCCAGACCCCATTCTCGGCCTCGGCAAGAAGGGCATCCAGCAGATACGGATCCGCGACCTTAGCAATCGCGTCGATCCGGCGGATCAGCCCGGTACGAAGCTTCGCGGGATCGGGTTCACGCCCTGATGAGCGCGGCAAACGCCAACGGGGGATTGGGGCCGATGTGAGCAAGATCGTCACCCATCGCCTCGGTTCTCGGATAAAGATCAGGTCGCGAAGGAAACTATATTCCTCTCTTTTCCGCGAATGTGAAAAGCCTCACAGCGCGATCGGCAAAGACGCGCGACTGAATAGAGACGCGGAAAGCCCATGAAAGCTTACTTTGAATTGGAATTGGCGACGCGTGCCGAACGGCCCCGGACGGAAGGCTTGGGATCCGGCTACGATTGTGGGCTTGCGGCAGTCGAATAACCTGGGGAGCGATCATGACGATGGTCGGGAAGACGGCCGACGGTGATGCGAAGATGGCGAACACGGTGGCCGATATCGTCGCGGGCGCGCGGGACAACGGCGGCGAACAGATCGACTGCGTTTATTTCAAGCGGCTCGACTACGCGATCTATCGCCGCGGCACTCCCCCGCAGGTCGTCGTGGCCTATTCGGACAACCCCGCGACCGCGGACCAGCAGATCATGGGTATCAGCGTGCTGCTTCCGCAGCGCGACCACTTGCTCCGCCTGATCGACAATCTGCCCCCGAAGGCCCAGGAGCATTATCGCGCGCAGATCGCCGACGCGCTGCGGCTCGGCCTGGAAAAGCAGGTCGACACCGCAAAGGCGCTGCTCGCCGAAGGGATCGACCAGGCGCTCGGAGAGCAATCCCGCCGCGGGCGCCTCGTCTATCTGCAGTGGACCGCGTTCGCGCTCGTGCCCGCGCTCGTCCTCATCCTTTGGGGCGGCTCATACGTCAAGGACCATTCCGGCGTGCATCTCCTTCTGATGGCCCCCGGGGCCGGGGCGCTCGGGGCGATCCTGTCGATCGCGATCGGAATTCGCGCCCGCACGGTCGCGATCGAGGGCGATTGGCGGTCGAATGCCGTGGACGCCGCCCTGCGCGTCGGGATCGGCATGATATCGGCGGGCGTGCTTTTTCTCCTGCTCAGTTCCGGCATATTGGCGAAAATTGATGCCGGGGGCGTTGCGCTGACCGGCAGCGGCATGACCTGGCAGGTCGCGCTCGTCATCGGTTTCGCGGCCGGCTTCCTGGAGCGTCTCGTGCCCGACCTGTTGGATACAGCCGCTCCGCCATCCCCACCGAGCGCGAGTTCGGCGGCGAAGGCGACCGCCGGCGTGGCGCCGCCGGCCTCGCGCTAGGACCGCTCGGCCATCACCAGCCGCTGGTGCGCGTGTAATTTGCGGGCTGTCATGTGCCGGGCAATGAATCACAATATGTCGAAGTTGCTTACGCGGCCGACCAGCTTGTTTTTGATCAGTTCGTAGATTCTCAATGCACCTAGCGGCGCGTACTTCCGGCGTTCTTCGTTGCTCAGATCGTGACCCGCCGGTATGCCGATGCTGTGCATGTAAGAGGACGCCAGCCATTCGATGCCATCGCTCACGCTCTCGCCAGCCGTGGGTTCGTCGAAGTCAACCCAAACAGTCCCGTCTGGCCGGCGTTCGAACCAGACCTTGCACAAATCGCCGGGAACCCCCAGAGCTCGTTCGACGATGTTACGAAACGGGTTGAACGCCCAGAAGCGAAACGTCAGAGTGATTGGCAGGTCCTTGACTTTGGCCCCGGAGAGTTGCGTCAAAGTGGCAGTGTTGATCTCGGTGGCCAAACCGTAGAACGAATCGAAATTGACATCCGGGGTTTCGAAATACTTTCCGAGAGATCGTTGACCTGGCGGCAATAGCAGCACGTTGCCGCTTCTTTGCTCTGTCTCATGGATGTGTGGGTCTTCTTTCAATAGTCGCTCGACGCTGCCGCCATATTTCTGCGCCTTTTCCTCCAGATACATCTCATCCCTCAATCGAATGAGGCCGACACTGAGCTCGCGAAGGAAGTGCTCGGGCTCGCTTCTCAGCTTGTCGAACAGCGCGTCGAATACCGCTACCTCGTCGGCCAGCGCGATATCGGATGGGAATCGAGCCGCCGCTGTCGAAGTGAACTCTTCATGCTGGGCCTTTTCCTCGCTGATAGTTTGCAGGCTCACGGCTTCCACATAGCTGTCCAATAAGTCCCCCCGGCTGGCCAGCGCGCTCCTCGCGTTGGTTTCCTTGTCCTTCGTCAGAGCCTTTTCCAGAGCCTCGTTCATCAGTTCTTCTGCGGGTTCTACTGCATGCTCGAAAATGAATTCGGCCAGGAGAGCTGTGGATTTCAGCGAGGATTCCTTAATGAACTCGGCGAGCAGCCCGTGCGCCAGCGATTTTGTCAAGATCCCGCCCACGACCCCGCCCATGCCATAGCCGACAACCGTCACCGCGACTTCGAGGGCGTCTTTGATCGGCTTGGGGTCCTTGATGTGCGCGTTCTTTTCCCAGTCGACGATTCGCCTAGCCTTCAGCTTCTGAATGGAATCGAAGAGCGAATTGATCTCGCTTTCCATGCGGGCGCGGCCGGCGGTCATCCACTTCTTGCGGTGAGGCGTCAACTCGTCCGGGGACGCTTCCGTCGCCGATGTCGCTGTGCCGTGGCTGGAGGCGGGGGTGCCCTTTCGCAGCGCTCCTTGCTTGGCTTTCGGCTCGGGCGCAGCTCCTCCAGTCGGGGGTATCAGGCCCGCCGAAGTGACTTCGATGATCTTGTTTCCCGTGACCTTTTCGAATTCCTTGTGCAGTTCGGGCGTTGCCTTAGCGCCCCAAGCGCCTAAGTGAACGCCGCGCGTAATGGTGTGCGTGCCTTTCTTCTCGTTGGCGCTCTCGATTCGATACACGTAGAAGATGTTTCCCATATCCGACCCAAACGGCCCTGCGACGAAAGCGCCATCGGAGATCCCAGTGGCGCTCCAATACTCCGCGGTGTAGAGCACGAAGCCGTCCGCGAGCTTGCCCAGGTCACGCGCGCCAATGGCATAGCGGAGCACCGCTTCTTCTTCAGGGTAGGGGCTGTCGGGAATGCCACCTTGCTCCGCGCCTCCTTCCTTGTCGCCCGGCGCTCGCTGCAGCATAGGGGCGGGGGGGGATCGATTGCCTTGGTACGCTGGCCCGGCGTGGGCCGCGGACTGCTGCACCACATGTGTCAACTCATGCGCCAACAAGTGCTTTCCGCCCTCCGACCCCGGATCGTGCTGTCCCTTCGCAAACACCACGTCCCGCCCGAGAGTGAAGGCGCGTGCCTGTATGCTGACTGCCGCCGCGTTGGCTTGTGGCCCATTATGGATGCGCACGTCGCCAAAGTCATGACCGAAGCGCGGCTCGAAATAGGTGCGGCTGGCTTTATCTAGTGGCACCCCGGCACCCAGGCGGCTCGTGAAGTCAGGAGCCCATTTGCCGGTGCCGCCCCCGCCATTCGCCAAGCGTTGTATCTGCGGCTTCTTCTCGTCACTCGGGTTGGGGGCGTCTGAGTAGCCCTTGGATTGCCCTCGCAACGCGGGATCGCGCATGCGCATCACCTGATCGGCCACCTCGTCGGCCTCTTGCTCGAAGCGATCGCCGGGCGTGCTGATAGCCAGCTTGGTCTGGATCCCAGTTGAACAGGGCACGTGCGGAGAAGGTATGTGCGTCGCCTCAATCGAGACGCTCGCCGGCTCGCGAGTGTCCTCTTCGCCATGGCCTTCGGGTCTGCGGTGAATCTTTGTCGGTACCGCAGAAAACACGGGTATTCGGCTGAAATCATGAGCAAAGCGGACCGTCTTTGAGTCTCCCCTAACATCTCCCGCATTCGCTTCCAACATCCGCTGTACAGTTTGATTCCCGATCGTCCGCTGTAAGTGAAGGATCCATTCCGTCTGGCGGCTTTGCCCAAAATGGGCTCGACCGAGCATCGTAGACTGGGTCGTCGGCTGAGCTGCCCTCGGTTTCTGTGCGAAAGTGCGCATGGTTTATATCCCCCTCCGTTTGTTTCGATGCCTAACGAGCGGCCCACAACCGGCACCCAAACAGCAAGCACAGCGCCGCTGTTTGGGTTATAGGCGGACGACTCACGCGGTTGCGGGACTGCAGTCTCGTCGCGCACCGCCCCTTTGGATTTGACAGATTTATTTTCACATTCATATTGATAGTGCGACATAATTGGTATTATCGGTCAGCCAATGAAATCACTTTTTCCTAGTCGAAGCTATCGCAAAATCGGATGTGACGAAAACGGTTGTCATTGTCGGAAACTCAATCCGGCTAGCAAGTGAAGTCGAATCGGGCGATGCTCTTGGTTGATGGGAGATGTTTGCAGGCTGATTTGCTTGGCGCTGATTGGATTGTTCCGGTCGCGAATGTCGCTGCAAGCAGAGATCTTGACGCTTCGTCATCAACTCAACGTGCTGCGACGTAAATCGTCGCAGCGACTAACCTTCACCAGCATCGACCGTTTGGTATTTGCCGGGTTGTATCGGCTGGCACCTGGCGTGCCGGACGCTTTGAAGATCGTCAGGCTGGAGATTGTGATCCGCTGGCATCGTGCCGGCTTCCGAGCGTATTGGCGCTGGAGATCAAGACCGCGCAGCGGCCGTCCTAAGACCTCGCTGGAAATCCGTCAGCTCATTCGCGAGATCAGTCTCGCCAACCCATTGTGGGGCGCACCACGGATTCATGGCGAGCTTCTCAAGCTCGGTATCGTTGCAAAGTATATGGTGAGGGGAAGGCGACCGCCGTCCCAAGGGTGGAAGACATTCTTTCACAATCATGCCGACGGCATAGCGTCGATCGGCCTATTCGTGGTCCCGACAATCTCATTCCGACTGTCTACAGGTTGCTGATTCTGCAACACGATCGCCGCCAAATCCTGTGGCTGGGAGTGACTGCGCACCCAACGGCTGAATGGATTTCGCACCAACTCACCGAGGATTATGGTTGGAAAGTAGCGCCGCGATACATCATTCGTGACCGCGACGCCGTCTACGGTGACGTCTTCATCCGCCGCCTTCGGCCGATGAGCATTCGGGATCGGCCAACCGCGCCGCGATCGCCGTGGCAGAACGGATATTGTGAAAGGGCGATCGGTTCGATCCGGCGGGAATGTCTTGACCACGTTGTCGTGTTCGGCGAGCGGCATCTCCGCCATTTGCCGCGATCTTACGCGACCTACTATAACGAGGCTCGCACGCACCTTTCGGTCAACAAGGACGCGCCATCGCCGCGAACAGTACATGCCGTAGGTCGCATTTGCCTTCGCCATTTCTCGGCGGACTTCATCATCTGTACGTGCGAGTTTGAATTCCGACAGGTACACGTAAGGATGGACACGATCTTAGCAGCCAAGGCTCGACCGATAGCAGGATCGCTGGACTTGGCACGGTTTGACGAGCATAAAGTCTCAGGTTGGGCTAACTCGACCCCTTTGCTAGACTATTTTCGCAAGTTCGCAAGACTTCTCCAATCATACCCATGCTATGCCCTTAGAACCGCCTGACGATAAAGTTGAGTGCCTCTCTGATGCATATCAGGTGGTTGATAATTTTTTGCCGAACAAGTTGGCTCAAGACCTCCGCAATGCGATAAATACTCACTTCGCAGATCCTTACACGCACCAACCAAATACGCATCAAATCTGGAATTATTGGTTTGTTCCGAACAAGTACGCGTACATGCGCACCGCTCCTGAGAGGCTATTGGGGCACGCGAACGTCGAAAGCTTCCTCGAAGCACTGCGTCAGTGGTCACTCGACACACTCGGACTAGGAGAAATCTCTCGGCCCTTTCTCAGTCTTTATGTCCCAGGTTGCCGCCAAGGCCTGCACAACGATGCTGGCAATGGCCGCTTCGCATTTGTGTATTCGCTTACGCTTGACGTACGCGATACTTTGGGGGGACGCACGATTTTTCTCAAAGATGCCGACGTCATCCGGCGCCGTCTACGAGTGCCTTCAAGCAGTGACCATTTCTGTGAGTTCATAGAGCCTCGATTCAATAGATTAATCGTCTTTGACGATCGTCTCGTGCATGGGGTCGAACGCGTCGACGGTTCGATGGATCCATTGCATGGCCGATTTGTGATGCACGGTCACATCAGAGAGGCTGGACCGCTTGCATCGGGGGGGCTGTCGATAGAACTTCTGTCTCAAGGTATCCGAGATGCGGTAAACGATTTTCTTGATGAGAATCTCGCTTGTGCCAGCCTATGCCACGGACCACTCGTGATCCGTTTTAAGATATCAACGTCTGGCAAAGTTATCGACTGTCGAAAGGTACTCGATCGTGTCGTTTGCGAGAACGATGCAATAGCCGACCGCGCACCTCTTCAAACCAACCTCGTCAATCGCCTCAAGCGTCAGATATTTCCGCGGGCTTCAAAGCCAACCGTTGTCACTTTGCCAGTGACGTTCGGCGGACCGCCTTCGCCATGAAGCGACGCACAACCGCAGATCAATTCGATCATTGTATTAGGCGCTCCAGGAAGCCAGCCGGCTTCGCCTCATGACAATCGGGTGAACTCCAGTTGCTGGCTTCGAAAGTGTCGAGATCCTTCTTGCCGATGGTGAGAGTGCAGGTTGCCGAAACGAGGTTCATGCCATAAACGTCGGCTCCGGTGGTGATCTTGATCACCGGATTTTTTTGCACCGCCGCTTTGAAATCATCCCATTTCAGCTCGGTACGTATTTTCCGGCATTGTTCGTTATTGTCGGCGCACACGATGGCGCGCGGCAGAAACAGCACCTCATGGGTGACGGAGCCTCCCGCCAGCAGCGCAAAAGGACCAGCATCTCCTTTCTTTTCAGGCTTGAATTTCCCGTCTACTACCAGCGTGTCCACGTATTCGTGCGCGGCGTATTGGTATTCGACGCCATCGATTACAAATCGCAACCATTCCCGACGAATGGCGGCATTGTAGCCGGTCGGCGCGCTATTGACGTAACTCATTCCGGCGCCAAACAGGACAAAGTTCTGACCACGGAAGAACTGATTCCATGCAGGTGTGCTGGCTATGTCTACTTGCTCAGTCGCGAACAGCACGACATTTGGTCCGCGAAAATAGTCCCGGAGCTGCGCCAACAGTCCGATGGCAGAAAGAATGAAGGCCACAAAAGCCAGAACGTCCGTAGTTCGTTTGACCTGAAGAGGCCCTAACCGCCAGGTCGGCTCCGGCTGCGACGGTCCCTCGGACACGGCAGACAGGTTCACTTGCCACCAGGAGGTGGCCCATATGGTGGCGGTGATCGTTTAGACTTATCTGACGAATCTTGTGCAAATCTTCGTTTGGCGGCTTCGGAACTTTCGTGTCGGGAAAATTCACCGGGGACGAGTTCTTTCCCCAACAGTGATTGCAAGACCGCCAGCCGATGAGGCGCGATCTCGTGGGCTGACGTCGCGGAGAGTGACACGTCCTCGGATGCTCTGCTCGCGGAGTTGGACAAACCTAGCCCAGCCCAGGCAGCAGGAATGAGCAGGATCCGCATCAGAGCTGTCTTCGCGCGACTCGCTGTCATGTTGACCTCCAAGCTTTAGAGCACAGGCCGATAACTCTATGACTACGGAGCGCCGCCGGCCTAGTGTCCAACGGCGACACACAGCCTATGATTGCATAGTATCGTCGTCAACAAGGATGCTGTCAAGATCGAAATCTCGGGCCACCCGGATGGTGGCCATGCATCGGGACCGGTCGGATACCGTTGGGCGATGTCGATAGCCGTTTTAGCTATCGGACGACATCTGCCGGTTTCGCGTGCAACCCGGCGTAGCGCTTGCTATCCTCCCTCCACGTCAACACGGAAGAAAGTGATGCGGCTGATCTGCTACCCTACGGGGAACGAGCGTCCCAATATCGTCCCTGCTCCGGTGGAGCGAGTTTGGATGGAGCGGACAGGTGAGCGCTTCGCATACCGATGTCTGCCACTTAGCATTGCCAATGCGTATGGTTGGCTGCTGCTGAACACTCACCCTTTTGTAGCCGAATGGAGCGGAGGCAACGAGATTAACGCGGTGTGCATCAGAAGTTCAGAGCCGCAGACAGGGACGATTGCCGTCAGTCACTTTGGGCACGGAGTTCTGACCTTTCGTGTAAGTGCTTTGTTCCAGACCGAGCCGGGTTATGACCTCATCGTAACGGGCCCTTTGAACTCGCCGAAGGACGCGATACAACCGCTCACGGGCGTTGTAGAATGCGATTGGTGTCCGTTCACGTTCACCATGAACTGGATTTTTACGCGCAAGCGCGCACCCGTCACGTTTGAGCGCGACGAACCTTTCTGCATGATCTTTCCGGTCCAGAGAGGACTCCTGGAAACGTTTGAGCCTGAATTTCGCTCGTTGGAGAAAGACCCCGAACTCAATCAGAACTACAAAGTCTACGCACAGAGCCGTCTCGACTTTAATCGAGATCTGAATGTGCCAGGCTCGGACGCCCAATTGAAAAAGTGGCAGAAGTATTACTTACGCGGTTTGGCGCCGGGGAAGGCGGCTCCTGCGGACCATCGCGTGCGGGTCAGATTGAAGGAGTTCGCAACAAAGGCGGGCTAAGGCGACGCTGTCGTGAGCCCAGCTGAGAAGATCGACCGACCAAAGGTCAGGGTTTGGCGAATAGTAGCGAGCCGGTTTTCAATGAATTCCAGTACAACCGGGAGAAAATACGCGGGACTGCGGAGAGGGAGGGATTTTCAGCGACCGTCGGCCGAGTCCCGAATAGATCGATAACGGCAGGATTTCCGAATAAACGTCGCGGGTGAGCATGCCGCAGAAAGGTCAGATTCGGGTCAGCTCTCTTACCGCAACGGTTCACCTCAGCCTTTCAGTTCACACGCCAGGCACCGCTATTGATTAACGGTGCAAGCTTTTCCTCTGTCATCTCAACAATGCGATCACCCGGAACGAATTTAATCGATCTACGGGTTAGAACCGGCCGGTGCAGGCGCGTGTTCAATCTGTGATATAAAGCGAACCTGATGCGGCCATACTGTCAAGGATGTGTATCAGTTCTGCTCCTCCTCATTGATCCGTAAGCTTCTGCTGGACCGCCTCGAATAGAGGGCGCTCCATGATCGGCGGCTGCTCGCCGGCCAAGATGTCGCCCTTGTATCGGACCTCACCGATGTAGAATCGATTGCGCAAGAGGTAGAACAACGATCCCCTCTCGAACGGGATGCCGCCGCGGGTGGCTCCGGTTGCGAGTAGCCTTTTCTTGGTGCGGATGTCACGCTCCCTGAGATCCCGAACCAGAGCATTGACTCCGCTGAGTTCAAGATAGCGTCGGTAGATCAGCCTGACCTGCTCTGCCTCACTTTCTATGACGGCAATCTTGCCGTCCTTCATCTCATAGCCGAGGGGGAGGGGATCGCCGACCCAAAGTCCCTTGCGGATTACGGACAAAATCGCGGCATCCAAGCGCTCGGATGTGACCTCCCGCTCGAACTGAGCAAAAGATAACAGCACATTGAGCGTAAGCCGGCCCATTGAGGACTGCTGGGTGACCGAGACGAAGGACACGCCGTGGGCATCGAAGAGCTCGACCAGTTTGGCGAAGTCGGCAAGCGATCTGGTCAGCCGGTCTACCTTGTAGACGACGATGACGTCGATCTTGCGGGCACAGACGTCATCCAGCAGTCTCTGAAGGTCAGGCCGGTCGGTCGACCCACCCGAGTATCCACCGTCATCATAGTGCGCCTTGATCACAGTCCAGCCGGCATGGGCTTGGCTCTTGATATAGGCTGACGAGGCGTCGTACTGCGCATCAAGCGAATTGAACTCCTGATCGAGACCTTGGTCGGTGGAGAAACAAATCGCCTGTGTCTAGCTCCGACGTAAGAGCACCGAAGCTAACCAGCCCCTTGGACTGATCGCGGGCCGGGCTTAGCGGCCCGACCCTTAGCCTCGGCCACGACATCGGCGACAGTCGAGTGCAAGATGTCCTGCGCCTTCGCGCCTTCCGCCCTTTGCCATTGATTTTTATTGATTGTTTTTCAAAGAAACGGCAGCGCCGAAAAGCAGCCGGCACGAGAGCGTGACCTGCCTGAAATTCAGCGCGGTGCCGATGCGCGGCCGGACTTCATTTGGAACCGGAGGCCGGGCGCGTAACCGCAGATCGGTCTGTTTCACGATGGAGTTCGCTCGCGCAAGCCACGCGACATTCGCCACCCACGGCGCCGTCGCCGGCGACATCAAATAAACCTTGGAGCCTGGGCTTATTCTCACGCCCCCAAACCGTGCGACGGAAACGATGACGGCTATCGGACGGCTAGAGGCGAGTCAATGCGGAAAGCCCAAGCTTGCCACGACCGAGTGTCTGCGCCACAATCGAGTCGGCCGTCGCTTCGCGGCCAAGCCGTCTTTGTTCAGCTCACATCTTCGGCAGGGGGAGACCGTCGTGACGACTTTGCGTTTGCTGGCCACCGCGGCATCGTTGATGGCGCTCACATCCGTCACCTGCAACGCTCAACAGCTGGCATTCGATGTCTGCATGGGCAATGGCGGCGGGCCATCATGCGCGGACAAAAATACGATCGTCTATACGTGCGCTGACTACCGGGCCATCGGAGCGGGAGGTCCCGCGACACTAAAGGCATTGGGCGAGCGCCTGTGCAAAGTGTTCAAGGCGAACGGCGAGCAACAGCAATTGGACTATAACGTCGCCCATATATCCAGCGTCCCGGGCGGCGAGTGCGGCTGGACCCGTTTCCACGTGACGTGCATCCCGCCGAGATAGCGTCACTGGCGGGCCGCAAGATCGGCCCATGCCTTAGCCAAGTTCTGCTGCTGCGCGATCTGCTTGGCGCCAAGCTGTAGTTCGAGCCTGGTCAATGCCTGATCGTGTAGGTTACCCGGCGGGACTTTCTTCAAGATGAGCTGTTTGATCTCATCAAAGGTGCAAGCGTCACGTTGATCCTCGCCGCGGCATGGCTCGGTCTGCACGCCGATAAGACGGAGTTGTTTCCCAGCGGCAGTCCGCACATCGCTCATCCAGACGAGCGCGGCCGCGAAAGACGCCTCGTCGAGCGTCGCGCCGGCGAAGGAGGCGCCCTCAACGTTTGCGCCGTCAAACGATGCACGCGCGAGGATGGCGTTGACGAAGGAAGCGCTCTGCACGTGAACGCCCGTCAGCACGGCGTTGTCGAGATGTGCATCGTCAAGTGCCGCGGCCTCAAGATGCGCGCTGGACAGCGATGCGTTTTGGAGCTGCGCCGAGGTGAGCACCGCGCCTTGCAGCTGGGCAGCGCCGAGCTTCGCGCCTTGGAGCTGTGCAGCATAGAGCGAGGCGGCCTGAAGCTGCGCGCCAAGGAGCGAGACGCCGTTGAGTTGCGCATTGTTGAGATCTGCCTTGGTCAGGTTCGCATTGTCGAGAACCGCCCCGTTTAGATCGCGTCCGCGTAGGTCGATCAGATGTTCACGCCAAGCAACCTTGTCGGGCTCGAGGATGTTCTGCGCCTGGTACACGTTGAAACCGGGTAGGACCAGCGTATTGGAGGAAATGCTCGTTCGTCGCCGGGTCGTCGAGCTGATCGCGCCATTGAAGACCAAGTCGCGAATGGACGTCCAGGCGAATGCTCTTCCGCCTCCGCCCTCCTGTTCAGGCCAGGAAGGGATGATCCTCAGGAACGCCAGCGCGGTGTCTTGCGCTTCGCCCGGGAAGGTCGCCGAAAGCCACGAGAATCCGACGGCGCAGAAGCTCGCAGCGGCGGCCATCTTGGCGGATGCAAATCGCGGCCATCTAATCCTATCGCGAGTCGCGAGCACGGCCGGCCAAAGTGCCCACAGGAGGACGATATCGATCATAAGCGCCAGCCGGTGTATCCAAGTGATGGGCTCGCTATGGAATGGCAGAAACTGGACCTGCAGCAGCAACAGCAGCAGAATCGGACCGAGAACCAGAGTCGTCCAGGCGATGATTTTTAGGATCCGGCCAAGGCCGCCGTCGCGGATTTCCTTCGGGCCCGCCAGAAACTGTAGAAAGATGTCGTTCGGCAGCCGCCGACGCAGGGCCTCTTGGATGTCTTCGTGGTCCGCGAGCTGATCGCGCATGGCCCTATGGAGGTGGCCGGCCTTCGCAGCAAGCATCACAAAGTGCACCAACACGTATGCGTGCAGGATGATAAAGAGAAATGGAATGAGTGCAAAGAATGCAAGGAGCGGAAGCTCGATATTGAGAAACGGCAATTTGACTGGGTTCTTCAGGAGGAGATCGACGTGTGTAACGGCTGATGCGGCAATCGCGATATAGAAGAATACGAACAGATAGGAGAGCCAAAGGCCGGAGCTGACCGAGGCCGCATCCTCGGCTGTCTTTTGCAATGCCGCCAGGCTGCCGGTGCTCTCGGCAATTTGATCCCTTCGCTGTCTGGGACTCACCTTCGTCGCCGCGGCTACAGGGCCAACAGCGCGCTCCGGATTCCACCGATCCGGTCGGCGTGAAATCCATCGCCGCGATCCCATTGGCCCTCCCCGAACTCGATGATGATAGAGCTGGGTTGCATCATGATAGCATTTGTTGTCCGATGTGTCGCGATCGGCCGGGCGCAGCGTCGGTGTTTTCCGCCAGCGTTTTGCCTTCTATGACTTGCCTGGCGGCTGTCGGGCTTTGGAAGGGGATGACGAGCCAGAAACCTTAGACTCGTTCGATGACTGGGTGGTGGCAGCCCGTTTCGATCCATCCTGTCTCCACCACCCAGTCCGCCGTTTTGGCGTTTTGCAGAGATTGTCGAGAAAGGCCCGCCTGTTGTGGCCGCGCCGGCTCGGCGCCCCGAGCTTGCGGCTCAGGTTTCATCCACGGGCGGCCACCCGCGCATCCTCGAGACGGGCTTCTTCGACTGAGAGCACAATTCCCGCAGTTCTGAACTTGGCTAGTCCGCAACGTTCAACAAGGACGACGCTGAACGGGAACGTGGACTAAGCTCGCACGATGTGAACGCCTAGCCTGGGAGAGTGCTAATGCCGACTTGGATTTTTCAAGGCAATCCCGACGACTTCGACATTGACGGGTATCTCAGTTCTCGCCCGGCACAGTTGGTCTGGCTTGTTACACGCTATGCGCCCGAGGTCGCCATAGATGACCGCGTTTATCTCTGGCGGTGCAATCACCGATAGAGCAACTGCAGAACCGTGTAATCCAAGACTACAATCTTGGGATGTATTTGTGTTGTAAAAAAGGAACATGTCAAGCAATTTGGTACGGAGGGCGGAGAATTTCATTGCACGAATCGGCAAGCAGTCGCCACCCTTCGCCGAAGAGCGAAGGGGTAGTGCGATGCGCAGGTTCTGCGTCATCATGGTTTGCTTGGTACTTGCATTTGCAGTGTCCGGCTGCGATCCGAATGACAGAGTCTATTTTCGCGATGGAATAGGAACGGACCTCTACACTCCCAGCTCGTTGGAAGCAGCGGATCTTCAGAATATTTATCTCGATGCTTTGTGCCGACAATCCCTTTCCTTTGTTGGAGCGGGGGTGCCGAGCTGCAGCGGCGGGCAAGTTCCCGCCACCCAGTGGCCGCTTATCGTTCAAGCCGGCATGAACGACATTGATGTGCGTTGCGATTCATATCTGTCGTGGCTCGACCAGAAGAAGCGCGAGAACGCTGCTATTCTTTCGGAGATTGGTGCCGTCCGTGTTGCGGTCGACGCGCTGACGAACCCTGCTGTGGCGACAGGCATAAGCCCCATAGCCTTAGCCTCTGTGGCGGCGGCCTTCGGCTTGGCAACTAGCACTTTGACTAACGTCAATTCGCTGTTGCTCCAAGTTGACCACACGACGGTGCAGTCGGTGGTGTTCGTCAATCGGCGTGAATTCCGCGAGCAGATACTCAAGCTGTCCATCAACAACAAGCCGATGGTCATTCACGCTTTGCGATCGTATCTCGAAATTTGTATGCCGATGACGATTTCGGCGAACATCAATGCGACCGTCACGGTGTTTCAACAGACAGCGGGCGTGATGGAACGTCAGCCATTGGTGTCCACGTCGACGATCCGAGGCGGGATGCCATTCACGCCGGTCAGCGTAACGCAGCAACCGGCCCGCCCTCCGGTCGTACCGCCCGATCCTGAGGTCGCGCAGTTTTTTGCCGAACCGAACCTAAGCAGGACCGAGACGGATTTCACCTTGCGTGGGCTTTGTCTCGACAAGAACCGGGCAAGCGGACTGTCCAGGGCAGATCTGATCGAAGCACTCATTGCGATTTATGAGGCGACGGTTTCTCCCGGCAGTCCGCCAACCAATATCATCAGTCGCAACGATCGGATTGCCATTGACAAGCAGTCGAACTGCAATGCGGCCAGGAACTATTTCGAGAAGTTCACATTCGCCAATACACAGTCGACCGCCAAGACGAAGAACAGCGCCGATAACTTGGCCAGCTTTATCAGCTTGTTGAACCGCTCGCCTGCCGCGGGCGAGCTTGCCGGCACCACTCCACTCGACAGCCAAAAACTACGCGACAAGATTCGGGCAGTCCGTACGGACTTGGGCCTGGCCGACGTGCCATCGCAATTCAGTGATCAAGTCACCCCTGGATTGATTGAGAAGTTGAAGAAGCTGAAATCGAACTGATCAGGTTCATCATGACAGTTTATCTGATTAAGGGTTTTCCCGACCTGCTCGATAAGCCCGGCGGTACGGCTTTAATCGGCTTGTTCGGAAATATGACGGCTATCGGCACGGGAAATTTCTCGGGCGACTTCGTCGAGGTAAAAGTTGGAAGTCAGACCGGGTGGGTATCCAAGGATAGCCTGGTCGTGAAAGATCGTGACACTTTGGACGAGGAGGCTTTCGTTCGCGAGTGCATCATCGCGGAGCGCGCCGTGAATGCGCTGCCGCAGACCAATCCCTGGTTCGTCTCGGCCGACTACGTGATTGCGCGGGCGATTTTCGAAAGCCA